TCTGCAAAAGCTTGATCGTCGGTTCAAATCCGTCTACCGCCTTTCAATACCTGACTTGTCAGGAATCAACCGAATGAAAAGCCTGTGAAATCAGGCTTTTTGTTTTTTCACATTCGGTTAAATTTGGCAAAACATGGTAAAGTAGGTGGGCAAATGGTGGGCAATTTTGTCTTGAATTATTGAGGAAAAACTTTTGTTGCTTCGAGAATTTCCATTAGGACAGAAATTCTCAAAAATGTCCTATTAAACGGAAATAAACTAATGATATTGATTTAATAGATTCCGTGTGTTTTTAGGCGAGTCTCTTTTTAGTAAACTAAATTTTAATACATATGTATTACTTTTTCTTTATTTTCCATACTATACATTTGGCAAGAGTGTCTAACCAAGTCACGATAACGCCACTCTTTAATTATGTAATCCAAGACTGCTTTATCCTTGATTTCAAAATCCATAGTAACAAGCAAATTAACAGTGTATTCATTTTTTAGGATTGGTACTTGATAAGTTACTGCTACCCAGTGCTCAAAGCCTAGTTTTGTATGGTTGATGTCCGTGAGTTTGATGTTTAAGATTTTCATTTTAATTTCCTCCTAATTATCTATTCGTGAAATTATTTGATTTTTTGAAACAAAAAGCCTTGAATATCAAAAAAATGCCCGACAATAAGTCGAGCAGCTGACTACCTATAAAGCTATTAGTGACTGATCACAGCTGCTTTATAGACCGAATGACATCTTTTGCTGATTGAAAATTTTTAAAGCCTAGCAACCTAGCTCTATCATCTCTAGATTTACATAAACTATTAACACTTCTTTGAATATCATTCCATTTATATTTAGAATTTATTTGATTGACAAGTGTTACAATGATAATCAAAACAATAGCCAATTTATTAGTAGGTTTATAGAACTCATTTTCTTTATGTACTTCTTTATTCATAAAGATAAGGTTATTCCATTCTTTCCTTGTTTTCGGTTTAGTAGTTATTTGAATATCTATTATGTTGGAATTATGTGCACACACATTCCTAACAAAATTTAGGCATTTCATCCACGAAATTAATTCTGCCGGTGTACAATCATAATAATTAGCAACACGTCTAATGTTATTCTCGCTCATAATCTCTAATATGGAAACCATATCGCCAAACATCAATAAATCAATCGCTAACCAAACCGTCGGAAAGCCATCTTCATCGTGATTCTGCTTCATCTTCAATTCAGATAGTTGAGATTTTTTCACAGTTTTTAAAAGGTTTCTTTTGATACGAAATTGTATTTTTTCTATATCAAACCTTGTATGTTTATCTTTGTTAGACCATTGAGCAAAATTCAGATATCCGAATGCACCATAGCCAGAGCCCAAAATATAAGATATTCTTGTTTTTATAGAAACTTCTATTTTTTCGATAGCGTGCAACAAAAAAATCCTTAGATTCTTATCTTTATAATATCTTGCTAAAACTTCTTTAAACTGAATCCCTGTGTAAGATATTTCACCATCCGAATAATTCGCTAAAGGGGCGGCAAACTCTTTTAATCGATAATAGCTAATATTTTTCAATTTCTCTACATCATTATCATCGATAATCATGCCACGTTGTTTATATTTATCTATTTGACTCTCCCACGAAAGAGGAATAGGTTGCTTCATAAAAAATCTCCTGAAATTATACAAAAAAAGCCCCATATCAGAACATGTCTGTCCACTAAAGGAGATGGGGGGTTAGTCTTTGCATAATAATTTTATATCTATTAGAGACACTTGTCAAGTGTTTTATAATTTTTTTATTTTTTTGCAAATAAAAAGACCCTCGGTTTCTGCCGAGGGTTAAACTGTTTGCTTTGTCCCGTTTTAAAAGAGGGGTGCAATCCTATTTATTGTACTCTATAAGTTACGCCTGCATAGATGAGGTCGCTTGACAATCCATTGAGAGCTTGGATATTTTCTACCGTCGTGCCATATTGAGCAGCCATGCCAGAGAGGGTATCCCCCCATTGCGCTGTATGGTAAGACACATTTTGAGGGGTTACTTGTCCTTGTCCTGTCAGTTTTAGAACTTGTCCTACATAGATATAGTTTGGATTGCTAATGCCGTTCAGAGCTGCTAACTGTTGATAAGTCGTGCCATATTGAGCGGCAATTCCAGAAAGGGTATCTCCCGGCTGTACCGTGTATGAGCCGGACTGTTGAACGGTTGGAGCTTCTGCAGGTCGACTATTAGTAGTAGAGATAATCTCTGCATTTCGTTTGTAAATCCAAGAGTTAATACCTGCTAACAACACCTTATCACCGCTCACCTCTGCTACTTGATAAGACCGACCTTTAACCCAATCAGGAATCCCTTCTCCTGTCGCCCAGTTGGTAGCCGAGAAATTAACCTTTACTGTGTCGCCGACTTTAATATCGCTTTTCGATGTGTTATCAGCTTTTTCTCCTTCTTTGATAGCTGGTGTCTGTGTTTTAGGTGTATTCTTACGACCGTAACCATTATCTGTAATACCTGTCAAGTCTACATTACCATCAAGTCCACCAGCGATGTAAGTCGATGTAAATTGAAAGATAGCAATTCCCGGAAGAGATGGGAAAAAGTTATAATTTGGTGATGGCGTCACATTGTAATCTGGATAAGCTGCAATCCACAAAGAATTTGGAAATTCAGCTAAAATCCGATTGTAATCCACATGGGCAACTGTATAAGGCTTGTATGAGTAGTACATCGGTGTATAACCTGCAGCTTTAATCATACGCATACCATGTAAAATTGCGTTTGTATTTGCTTCTTTGCTACCACTCGCTCCGCTCTCATAGTCCAGAGCTACGATCGAGCCTTTTGGTGTCTGTACCTGCGGCAAGAAGTTTTTAAGCACTTGTTCACCCAAAGCAGCATTGCCTCCTACCTCATACCAAATATAAGTATGAGCACGCTTACCTTGTGCAATAGCACTTGCTACTTGCGTTTCATACGTTGATTGGCCGTACATACCATATGCATTGATACCGCCAATTTGAATGATGGCAAATTTATCATGGCCATAACCAAAAATACCATTCGTACCTTGATAAACAGACCAGTCAACGCCTTGATCGCCTACTGCTGCTTGTGCAACAGTAGGAGCGATAAAACCAATGAAAATCGCACTGATAGCTAAAAGCTGTTTAATTTTCTTTTTTTGTGTCATCTGTTGTATCTCCTTTTTTATTTTTAAAAGCCAATTCATAGTAACCAATGGCTGATAGACCTGCAATTAGTCCACCCCAACCATAAACAGCATAATCGCCACGCACAATAGTTGCAGCGTATGTAAGACCGACAACGACACCCAAGACCAAAGCCAGCGTAGATACTTGCTTTCCGTCTAGCTTAAATTGTGCTTTAGCGACATTTACAATTGCTGAAATGATTGGAGCGACAACGCCCGCTGTAATTAAAATTTGTTGCATATTATTTCTCCTTTTCAATTTTACTTTCGAGCTTGTCGATTCGCTCGTCAAAATAATTTGTTCTTTCCTCTAAACGATAAGTTCGTTCTACTACACTATTGTGCTTTTCCACTTTTTTCTCTAGCTCCTGAATGCGAAAAGTGGTTAGTTTAGCACTAGTGACAATCCCGCCAAACGTGCCAATTAGTGAAGCGCTAATCGTTACGACTGCATTTACAACATCAGGTGCCATAATATCTTCACCTACCCTAATTTAATTTAGGCATAATCGTTGTACAAGCGCCTTTTTGCAGTAACTCTTGCAACGGTTGGCCCTTGTGCGTCCAATTATCCAAAAATTTTAGGATGACAGGCGTACCCTGCGGATATTTAGGGTTAGTATCATACGGATATGGTGCACTGACAATGTCCCCAAAACTATATCGGACGCCGTCTGTTAGCGTCGGCAAAAGTGATGCAACTTTTTTGTACAAATCTTGCTGCATACCGCCCTCAATTGAAATAGCAAGCAGAATCAATACATCTGTTAGTTTTGACGTGCGCTCTACGCTATCTCTGTTTTTACTTGTTGCGTCTGATGTCTTGTCTAGTTTTTGTTGCATTTCTGCAATAGCTCCTGTTGGATCAAGTTCAGTCGCTACCATTTTTAAAACTGCGTCTGTCAAAATCTCATCGCTGTCATTCATGCGGTCGCCTTCAAGCACACGGTCGTAAGCTGTGTAGGGCTCATCGCAACGAATAGCAACAAAAGTCTTGTTTGCTTCGCGTAAATATTTATTAGCTACTCTAAATTTCATTTTATTTCTTCTTTCTTTTTTATTTTTTTAATAAGCCCAAATGATTTGGCCGAGATATGGAACACCTCTTTCTGCGCCTATAATATGTAAATCTCCGCCAACATTTAATTGAGCTGTTCGGTCTTTGTTTCTATCCAAACTCCAAGCTTGGACAGGGAACATTTTATTGCTAGGCACGTACTGCTTTGGGATATCTACCAAATGATAATCACCATCACGATCAAATTGTAAGTTAAAATCGACAAGCACAAGACTGCCTTGTACTTTCCAACGCACTTTGTTGTTGACTTCGGATTGTTTCCAGTCTGTGTAATTGTCTGATTTTAGATAAAGTTCAGCATTACGACAAGTTATGTATAACGCATCTTTCCCATCTTCCTTTTTGCCAAAATACATAAGGGATGAGCCGCCTCGAACAAAAGGATGAATCCCGTTCATTTCCATATATTTAAGAGAGTGTCCAGCTTCAAGATTTGCAAAAAACAATTCACCGTTTTTAAAATATGAAACAGGTGTGATTGTTGGCGTCTTATCCTCTTTATTTTCCCGGCCAATTTTGCCATTTGAATAAATACCGCTGCTATTTATCAGTACAGTTGCATCATAGTTATACTCTCCCGGAACTGTCCCCCAAGTATCATGACTTGGAGAATTTCTAAAACGAGCGGTAAATTCAATTTCTCCCGCTGTGATTTTCCCCAAATCTGAAGCGAGCGCACTCAATTCTTTAACATTTAATTTATCCGCTGTAATCGCACCATTTACAATCATGTCCGCTTTAACCTTAAGCAGCTTAGCGATAATTTCCACCCATTCAGGATGTTGCGCAATCATACTAGCTAAAGTCTGGCCGTTCACAACTTTTTCAGCAGTTGAAACAATTCCGTTCTCGTTGACTCTGATTTGATTCTTCTTTACAACGTTATCATTCAATTCTTGTACAGTTTGCGTGATTTGATTTGCGCGCTGGTCAAATGTGGTTTGTGAGACTTTGCCATTAACGTCTTGCTTAACTGCTGCAAGTTGTCCGTCTACGGTCTGCTTGTATTCAGCTATCTTAGTTTCAGTATATTTTTTATTGTCTTCAACAGATGGTGTCCAATTTGTATTTGTTAATTTCGGCCGTTTAAAGTAAAGCACGCTATTTGATGTAAAGCCATAGCCGTAAATGTAAAAACCCAGCTCCTTTGAAAAATCGACGTCATCATTTATTTTTAGTTCTAATGATATACGAGACCATGAGTTTATGCTTGTGATGTTTTTTCTCGATCTTCCAGCGTGGAACTCTCGCATTCCTGCTTTGTTGTAATAATAAAAACCGACCTCAAGATGCGTACCTAAACCTGTTGCATTAACATCCACCGAAAAGATATATTTTCCGACGGTATAACGGCTATCGTTTGTGATAAAAATTGGAAGTCCTTTCCACTCTCTAACACCGTTCGATTCGTTAAACTCAAAAACAGTCTCGCTGAATTTGGTTTCGTTGAAATAACCGTGGTAATTTGTTTTAGGATTAGGGATGCCATCATTGTATGAGCTATACCATTTGTCGAGCGTCTTTACTTTGTACGTTTTCCCACCGACGGTAAATTGATTTCCAACATCAACTAGATTTTTAAAATCAGTGTTAGGAAGCAAGTTAGTGCCGTTAAGATTTAGTTCTTCAAAACGTCTTGCAACACCTCTTGCGTCTTCTGAATATTGGCTTTTAGCTACATAGCTTTCAGAGGCTTGTTTCCGCAACGCCTCCGCGCTGCGTGCTGTTTCTGTACGTGTGTACTGTTCTAACTGTTCTCTCCGCTTGCCGTCATCTGCTACATAAGATTTGACGGCGGCCATGTCTGTCTTGAGACCTTCCGCGGTTTTTTCAAACGTTGTACGTGCTGCAGTAATTTGCTCGTCTGTATCTTCGACAGCTTTAATCCACTCTTTGTTGTTGTGGCCGATTCCCCATTTTGGCCTTGATAGTTTTATTTGCCCAGTTGCTTGGAAATATAACCCGCCAGCAATTGAAACTATTTGCTTGCCAGCTGGCAAAACAAAGTTTTGGCTGATCCGTGTCAAAGCAGTGTCGCTTGTCTGAAATACCTCAGTCCATAAGTTACTTCCGTCAGAAAACTTAAGCTCGTAACTAATACCGAAGCGCTTTTTATCATTTTTAGCTACCATATTTTGAGCAACCACATCTACTGATAATGTAAAACTACGTTCTGCGTTTAGCGTGCGGATAAGGTCTGATGACAGAGGCAAACCTGTGCCAGTCGTTCTATCTGTGGATGTAGTCATATCACTATTTAAAATATAGTTTCTACTTGCAGTACTCAAGTGACTAATCTCTTCTCGGATTCCATCTGCAGTCTGTTTGACTTCAGATTTGCTGGCTTTGTCACCAAGTTGCCCAGTAATACGAGCTAGATTCTGCGTGTTGGTCTGCTCGTAGGTCGTCTGCTGATTCCGGATAGCCCCCACGTCTTGTTTGACTTGGTCGATTTTAGCGGAGCTTTCTGATTTCTCCCTGAGTAAATCTGCTTTAACATCATCTAAACCTTGTCTAGCTTGATTCATTTCTTGTTTAAGCTGATTTAATTCTTTTGGATCTGCAGGATCTCCTTTGTCGCCTTTAGGTACGACAATAGACTTGTTATCGCTAAATGTGACTTTCACTCCGTCGGCTTGTCGTTCTGTCTTTGTAATTGTGATAGATTTTCCGGGGTCGCCTTTTGCTCCGTCATTAACATTGCTAAAAGTGACTTGCTCTCTAGCAACTTCTTTCTCGTCAACTAAAGCAATGGCTGTCAGCACTAGCTTGCTTGACATGCCAGCCGCTCTAACTTCAAATGTTGCAGATGTTCCAAACGATTGATTATCAACCAGCCACTGCCATGTACACTCAACTCTCTTATTGCCCTTTTTAAGGGTTGGATAGACTATAGATTGCCCTTGGTTATTTTTAAAGATAATCCCATTATTTGTTGCTAACTTAATTGTATAAGGCGTTGCTTCAAGTGCTAGTTGTTCTACTTTTTGCAACAATTCATTGGCGATCTGGTTCGACTTACGAACATAGTTTGAGAGACTGGTTTTGACATCGCTTGCCTCCAACAAAGATTCTGTTTGCTCACTAATCCGAGCTTGTACATAAAGTGGAGGGTCAAAGTGCTGTGCATCAATCAATGTCTTTTTATCACCAATATTACCATCCACTGCTCCCTCTACTTCATAGTCCACTTTTAACTCACAGTGTTTCTTTAGCTCAGACAGCATATAACCAAACAGAGCTTCTTTATTAGCATATTCAGTACCGCTATCCTCATTGACGATATACCCATCATTGGTCTTTCGAGCGATAGATGGGTATTTATCTCTTGCTTGCGGTGCATAGAGTGTATCGCCACTGCTGTAAAAGAGTAAATTCCCCTTGTCGTCATAGATTTTTTTATTTAATCCACCTATCGTCAGACCGTCTTTGCCAGTTCTACGAATGCCAGTGTAAAAATCATCCATGTTATCAGAATAATTGATAACCTTTAGCTTTTCCCCTACCCGGACTGGCATTCCTGTCTTATCTTTACCAAAATTACCTTCTCGGTAGATATTGATGACATGCCGTTTGAGCGAGTAGTCATTATTTAGCTCTGTGACAAATTCCAACTCAGCTCCGAAGCCATTGGCAACTGAATAGAGCCGAGCCAAAATGGTATCTGTACCACTCCATTCCAATTTAAGGGATTTATCTGCCACTTCGTTAATTCCAATTACAAACGAGTTCTCTGGATCGTAATAATCAATATACTGCTTAATCGTCAGGGCACTCGCAGGTTTATGCGGGCCTCGCTTTTCCTTGTTCGCTTCCAAGCTCAGTGAATAAGCTGTCAACTCAATGTTATAACCTGCCTTTTTGACGCTGTTAATATTCAACCAAAAATCCTTGTCTTTGAATCGGAAGGCTAGCTTTTGCCCACTTTGAGCGACCATTTTCTTAGAATGATAGGTCAGGACAAGAACGCTGCAAGAACCTTTTAAAAACTGTGTTAAGTTAGCAGCATTGTACTTAATGCCACTTTTATTATCGAAAAAACCGACAACGTGCGTGTCGGTCGTGTCTCTAATGGCAATTCTTACGTTTCGTTTCACTAAATCCATGCCTCCTCAATTTCAGCTCGTGCGCTCTCTACTTCCGCAAAACTTGACACAAGCAGCTGTACTTTTGTTTTTCCAGGCGGAACCTTAAAGTAGTCTGTCCCCAAAATCTCATCATCTGGAGCTAATAAGTTATTGACATACAATCGCCCTTTTTCTTCTGGATTTACTTCTCCTGTTGAATCTATAAAAAGTTCTGCTCCTGTCGGATAGCGATTCGGTACGTCACGCCAGTATGGTACGTTTAATTTATAAATGGCAAAATCATTTAAATAATGATGTGTTACCAATTCGTTGATAGTCGAGTTTCGCCCTTTATACTGTCCAACGAAAAACTGAACTTTAGCTGCTTGCTTATCCTTGATTTTTGATTCAAAAAAGGAATGATAACTACCGTACCAGAAGTAGGTGATTTTATCTCCTTCTTTTCGCAAGTCAAACATATTTCTGTTTTGGTCTTTCCCCTCCAAACTATAAGGGTTATCTTTGACCCAAAGAGTTGGCGAAAACTCAATGGATTTTACAACTCGACTGCCACCGGCTCCATCTCCCATAAGGAATACAACTAGTGCTTTATTACGTGTTCGTTCGCTTTTTTCAATCGCCATACCAGCTATAAAATGATTGTCGCTGTCTACAACTGACAAGCACCATGCCCCCGTCTGACTAACATAGCCAGTCTCAAACCAAGCACGAGCCCAAATATACCAGTCTTTAGCTTGTTGAGACAGGCTTAACTCTTTGACCGCTCCAAAGTAAGCTCCATCAGCTGTGTTTGTAAAATCTGCAGACAGCACTCCCAAGCGGCCACCAAGATTGGTATCTGCAGTCATTTTTGTAACAACTTTTTTGTTCTGATTTTCGTAAAAAACAGTACCGTCTGTCCAGTTGCTAAAATCACCTGTTCCATTTGCGGACAGCAAGACATTCTTTTTATCCTCAACTGAATCAGTTTCTTCAATTTTTCCAAACTGCATTGCTCCATATCGACTAGTAATGCCAACAAAGCCTGATTCTCGTTTGAGTTTTATTTTGTAATTCACCGGAATTTCTTCACTGCCGTTATTTTCAATCTCGGCTTCTAAAATGCCTTGTTCATTTTTCTTAAACTCAAAATAGCGCGGATTCTTGGAATGTGCCAAACCATCCACAATCGAAAAATTAATTGTCCCTTTGCCGCTGAACTTGATTTCTTTAAAATCAAGATCCCCGCTCGGAATAGCGTAAAAAACACGATCAGGCAAATGACTGAAAGTCAGCTTTTTCGGCTCGTCCACATTAAGACTCGTCTGCAGTGCATCATAGTCAGCCACACCTTCATATTTTACATAAAACGGCACAGGAATCTTCTTCAACTTCTTGCGAGTCTTGATAAATTCCGATCCATTAAGTATTGGATAGTTATGGAAAGTCGGATCATAGTCTGCACCACCCAAGGCAGTAAATCCATCTAAAACAGTGATCCATTTTGTTAATTCAACATCATTAAAATATACTTTTATCAATTCATTTGCCACCCCAATCCATCTACAGCATTTAAAATAGCCTGTTTTCTTGCTTGTTCTTCAGCAACTGGCTCTGCTATTATTCTCGAAATTTCTCTCTTATCAAGTTCTTGAGAGACAATAGTCGGACGATTTGCCAACTTAGCAATAATACTTAGTAACTCAATTTCTCTACTTTGAGTTTGTGCTACATTAGCCATCTTAGTTGTTAAAATGGCATTTGACACATCCATTTGTGGATTCACAGATTCAAAGCCAGATAAGCCAATGGATAAAGGTTGATCCTCTAAACTATCAGTAATCTCTCCAGCCATATTGCCAACAGTTGATTTAACTGATTTAAATTGATTTCGTAATCCCTCATCTAAACCATTCATAATAGCTCGACCGGCCGGAATCAAAAGTTTGCGGTCGTATTCGATTGGACCTTTATGATCGCGAATCCAGCCTGCAATTCCACTGAAAAAGTCAGTCACTCCTTGCCAAGCAGATTTTAAACCGCCAAGAAAACCATCTAGAATAGCTCGACCGGCACTCCAAAGATTAATGTTACGTAAACCATTGAAAATATTAGCAATTCCAGATACCAAATTTGAAACACCCTGTTTCATGCTGTTCCAAGCATTCTGAGCACCTTGCACAATTCCATTTATGATGGCTTGTACAGAAGATTTTAGACCATTCCATGCCCCAACAGCAACAGAAGTAATAGCATTCCATAAACTAGACAAGAAGCTCATAAATCCATTCAAGATATTTTGAGCTCCCTGTACTAATCCAGTTATCAGATTTGATATAGTAGTTTTTATCCATTCCCATGCTACAGAAGCTGTATTTTTGATAAAATCCCAGATAGCAGCTAAAGCATTTGAAAAGTTCTCAAATACGGATTGACCATATCCAACAATTGCACTCACAACACCCATAAAATAGGTTTTTATGCCTTCCCAAATCGTACTCACAGCATCTGAAATACCTTGCCAAATTAATCCCAGATCTTCGCCAAGTTTCTCAAAATTTCCTGTAATAATATCAAGTACGATCAAAACAGCCCCTAATACAATGGATTTGATGAAATCCCATGCTCCTTGAAAAATCATCTTAACACCTTCCCACATCTGAGAAAGTCCATCTTTTATGCCGTTCCAAATATTTATAAAGCCGTCAATGAATGGCTGAACGATTGTCATGATAGTCTGCGTTATTGCAGTCCATGCAGCACTAACACCTGATGTGATACCAGACCAAAGATTCGAGAAGAACTCTACAATCCCATTCCATGCATTTTTAATCGTATCAACTACTGCATTCCATGTGTCAGTCGCGCCATTCCAAAGGTTCTTCGCACCATCAGAAATACCAGACCAGATACCAACAAAGAAATCAGCAATTCCTTGCCATGCTTGCTTAATCCAACTCACGAATCCAGACCAAATTTTTTTGCCGATTTTAGTTTGAGTAAAGAACCAAACTAAACCAGTTACAACAGCAGCAATTGCAGCTGCTATAGCACCGATTGGATTTGCTACTATAGCAGCATTAAAGGCCAAAACAGCCACTTTAGCTGCACTAATAGCTACAGTAAAACCAGAAATAATAGCTTTAATCGTAGCTACAGTTTTAAATGCTAAAAATCCTGCTAATAAACCTGCCATCGTTGACTTGAGCACAGCCATTGCCGTTTCGTTACTTTTAAGCCAAGTTGTAAAATTCTTAATTGCGCCAGAAGCTGACTTGATGAAACCTGTAACAGATTCAAACTCAGAACCAATAGCATTTACATTTTTCTCACCACCGGCTATACCTAACAAATCACTGACAAAGCTACCGATGATACCAGCTATATTCCCGATAGTAGAGCCAATATTTTCAAAGGTGACGCGGATGTTCTCGCCGATGTTGACAATGCTGGAAGCTGTCTTTTCGTCAAGGCCAAGATAGCTTTTTAAAAAGTCCTTGTTGTCTGCCTTATCTCCGGAACCAAAGATCATATCAGACAGTGCATTAAGAACACCGCTGACATTAGTATAGATATCATAAATTTTATCAGTGATACTTTTAGCAATTCCATCACCAAAGATTGCAGCAATTCCCTCTTTCAAAACTGTACCTATGACAGTCGGTAAGCCACGAAGAATATTTCCAACCATCGGGATGAAGTTTTTAAATAGAAACGTTGATGTCGTCTCTGCCAGAGCCTTTAGCGATGGCATGATATCTTCACCAAGAGTCAATTTCCCCAGCACATTTTGAGCAGCCGCTTTCATAGAAGCAAAAGAACCACTAAAAGTAGTTGCTGCTTCTTTCGCGGTTGTGCCAGTAATATCAAGTTTCCCTTGAATCGCATGAATCGCTTGATAAACGTCAGACAAATTGTTGATGTCATATTTAACACCGGTCAGTTTAGTAGCATCTGCCAGTAAGCGTTCCATTTCCGTTTTAGTACCACCATAACCAAGTTTAAGGTTATCTAGCATGGTATAGTTTTGTTTGGCGAATCCTTGATATGCGTCTTGAATACGATCCATGGATGTACCCATCTTATTGGCATTATCAGACATATCCACCATAGCCATATTTGCTATTTCTGCTGCTTTATTGGTATCTCCACCTAAAGATTGAAGCAAACTAGCACTAAAACCAGTGACATTCTCCATGTAGGTATTGGCTGACAATCCTGTTGTCCGATAAGCTTCATTGGCGTAGGCTTTAACCTTATCAGCCGAACCCTTAAAAAGTGTCTCAATTCCTCCAAGCGATTGTTGAAGAGCAGCTCCTTCATTGATAGCTGCTGAAAATGCTCTACCAATTCCTGCAGCGGCAATAATACCAGTCGCTGCCTTAACAAGAGTAGAACCTATACTTGAACCAGCACTATTACCTGCTGCTGTTGCTTCAGGAGCCAACGCACTTTGAATAGATCCGCTGATACCTTTTGCCGATGGCATAATCTGCACATAAGCCTGTCCTAATTCTGTTGCCACTAATGTTCACCTCCAATCTTTTCTAAAATTTCTTTTCTTGCTCTCTCAAACTCCTCACCAGAAGTAAAGACCATTTCTTTGCGTTCTTTTGGTTCTGCTGTTAATTGTTCCACAATTGATTCTGGTCTATTCGTTCCCTTCTGACCATCTGCTGTCTTAAACCAAGCTAAAATAGACAGTCTATCAAAGATACCAGCTAGAAGTAGTGTTTCCGTTGATACTTTCTGATTAGACAATTTCATCTTGATTCTCGAATCATCTCTTAAACCAATAGAAAAGACAGCTACCTTAAAAGCTGGTAACTGCTTATAATCATAAATATGGTATGTTTCAGCCAAATCACAAATCAACGCATTTTCATCAGCCTTTATCATTCCGGCAAGGATAGTTAGTTTTTTAACGAGGTTTTGCTATTAAAGATCTCTTCAATTTCAGCCATCAGTCTGTTAAGAGGGACCAGTCCGTTTTCATCTCGAACATGTTCTTTTAAATCCTCTGCTTGCGGACCAAGTAAATTTTTCACCACCTTAGGAAGTACAAGCGGATTTTCATCAACTTCTGCAATCGCCTCTACTAATTCATAATTCGCCAGCCGTTCTTTTAATACTTCAAATTTAAAACCAGTTGAAGTTGTTCCTTTGATGACGTTAGAACTTAATTCCGGAAGATTCATTTTAGTAACTTGTTTAGACGGTGTTTTTACTTTATTTTTTTTAGATTTTGACATCTTTAAGCTCCTTTGATGTATTCATAGTGGGTGTTCTGGTCTTTATCTGGAAAAGCTGTCACGGTTGTTTGATAACCGACTGTTTCACCATCTTTATAGCTAATCTCGCCGATTTCAGTCACTTTTCCTTGTGGAACGACAATCCGTTTTAGCACACCATTTTTCATAACGATTTCAGCAACCAAGCAATGATCCTTTAATTCCTTGGAATTTGCTTTAACTTCGATACCCGTTGAAAGATCTCCAGACACATTTTCAGAGCCATAAACCTCTTTCAAAACCTCCACATTTAAAGCTTCAATCAGCGTGAAACCAAAAGTATCTTTCTTTTCAGTTTGAGATGAATTAACAACGTCACCACCCCAAGCCTTAATATCTTCTGATTCAGGCGAGTTGGTATTCGTCATGCCATCTTCTGAAATATATCCCAACGATTTAAAAGCTGCATTGAGTGCAGTTGTTGCATCTGTAGGCAATTCTGTGCCAAGAGGGGCTGAATAAATCGCACCTCCAACCTTAGGTTTTGCCGTTGTCACATTTGATGATTTAGACATATAATTTCTCCTTTTTTAAAAATAATTGATATCAAATACTGCTTGATATCTGTATCGCTTTGTTTCCGTGTCTGTATAATTATAATCACTATTGAGATGAACGCCACTAATGGAATTGAGCTCAACCATTTCTTTAACAACCTCTTTGACTTTTTCATTCAGTTCTGCTGCTTTCTGCATAGAGCTTGCATAACTTTGAAAAGCAAAAGTTGCCGATTTAGAATGGTCTCGCTCGCTTCCACTAGTCTTCTCAATCAAGATGAAACTATCAGGCATTTTTGTTTCATGTTCAAAAAAAGACGGCACATCTAAATGACCGTCAAGATATTTTTTAATAATAATTTCAATCATTTAACGCACCGCCTTTAGTAAAGTGTTGTTTTTTAGATTATCTTTTTTAGCTTTGGTTGTCTTAGCACTCACCATAGCATTCGCACGATTACGCCCAACATAAACATCCTGCTCATAGCTATCACCACACCTATTTTTAATATTGCTAGCATGTTTGTTCAAAACAGTTTGCATAGCTCCTGATTTCATAAGATCAGCTACACCCGCACGATTTAGCTTAAATTTCATACCGCTCTACCGTCACTTTCTTGTTCCAGTCAAGTGGGATTAAATCTTCAATTCCCTCAAGTGGAAGACCAAATACCTGCCAACGTTTTCCAAAAAAACGTACCTCTTTGTTCTCCCAATCATGAGTATCACCTTTCGGAATAGCTAATGTATAGGCTGCCTTTCGACCGGTTAAATTAAGCTGTGTTGTAATATCGTCTGATGTAGTTGGACTGACTAGCACATTCTCAACTTCGATTTCCTTATCTTCAAAGATTGAGTGACCAAAATCATCCTGACCCGTCTTGACCTTATCGATTAAGGTCACGGTGATACCTTTAATCCGTACCATAAATATCAATCACCCCATATCTTTGTTTTTTAAAACCAAGTCGTTTTAGTTCTGAATCTTTGATAAACAGACCACCGCCTGGCACAAGATAAGAGCCACTCCAAGTGTACCCCAGAGCGCCCTCAGAAACTTGTGTCATTGGTTCTTGATCTGTTGAAGTCATCAAAGTTCTAGCCACAACATCCACTACCACAGACTTAACAACACAGGCATACGATTCATTGGCTACAACCAATTTGTCTAAGTCTTTACCAACCTTTTCAGCTTCAACACGCAACGAAGCAGAGACAACTTTCAACAGTGCCTCAGCTCGTTTTTGTTCATCAAGCTTTAAAGGTCGCCACAATTCCTGCAGCTCATCTACTGTTGCAAAGTTCTTCATATCTCTTACCCTTCGTGTTGTTCTAATAAGGCAATCAAGTCTGCTTTCACTGCTTTGCTATCGTATTCAATTCCAAGTTCATCAAGTTTAGACTTGATTTCAGGAACAGTCAACTTATAGATCTCTTTAAGCTCCGAAGCGGGGACCCAATCCCCGCCAAGTTCGCAGTCTGTTTCAATACTTACAAGAGTTTCTTTATTAATATATTCCATATTAAGCCTCCACACGAGCAAATGCTTGCTCATCAAGAATTCCCCAACCAGCATATACTTCTGTACGCAGGCATACTTCTCGATAACGTTTCAAGTCTCGACCTGCTCCGTCAGGGTCGCCGTATTCAATAATTTCAAGCGGAATATTTTCTGCATATCCCCACTTCACCGCATTTTCAAAATCTCCCACGATAACATGGTCTTTTTTAGCTGTACTTGCAACAGTTGTCAATGTTTTATTAACATCAGACTTCATTCCGTAAAATGAATCTGGATTTTGGCCAAAGCGGTATTCAGGATATTGAACTACTCCGTTTACTTTAATTTTACCAAGTGCCGCTCCTGCTGCCGGAGATAACGCAATTCCGTTCACTTCACAATCATTTGCTGTAATAGTCGCAACAGCAGCATCAATATTTTCATCAATTTTATCCGCTTCAAAAGTTACTACATTTCCTGTAATCAAACCGTCAAATGAGTTCGTTGCTTTAAAAGAAGCGTCCGTCATTGATTTAGGTTCTAATCCATGGAAAGAAGCAATATCAATTGCTTGTGCCACTTTCTTAGCCAAACCATCAATAAATGATTTAAGATATGATAATTGTTTTTCTTCTGAACAATGTACAAATTCTTCCGAAACCCGTGCTTGATAAGTAATTAAAACTGGTTTGATCACTTTTGGTTTCATAGTTGCATTTCCAGCACTTGAAGGATTTCCTTCACCTACAATTTCAGCGTTTCCTTCAAGGTTGAATACAAATGTTTCTGTGCCAGTAAATGGAATAGGTTCTTGTGTGGTAAGTTTTGCAAGGGTTGAGTGCCCTTTTACTTTACTAAAAATATCTTGTACTGTTTGTACAGGGAACATATCCCCTGATTGCAATGTTGCCATATAATTATTCTCCTCTCATATTTCGCAGCATTCCCTTCAATGCTGCATCTTCATCATTGCCTAAATTAGGCTCATTATCTTTTAACGGTGGTACTGACTCTTTAATTTTCATAAAGCCTGCCAATTTTTCTGCATCTGCCTTGAGTGCTTCTTCGTCGTCTCCTTGAAGTCGAGCGGCTAAATCAAGTGGCAAACCATGCTCCAGCGCTACACGAGTTCGCAGCTTTTCTGTTTCAAAATCTGCAATTTGTGATTGCAAATCTGCAACTTGCTTATCTGCCTCTGCTTTTGATTGATTAGAAGCCTCAATAGATGATTTCAAGCCCCCGTTTTCAGTTTCCAATTCTGCTACACGAGATTTCAGCTGGTCATAATCAGAATACTTCTCTTTTTCACGAACCAAACGCGACTTGATAGCTGCATCAAATTCTTCTTGTGTAGTAATTGGTTTAAATTCTGA